GAGGTTTTAGGAACAAGCAGAACTTCGTTCACGCGATTTACTTCCACTGCGGTGGCCTCGATCTGGCCCCGGAAGCCACTAAATAGCCGGAAGCGCCATTTGATAAGGCACCGCTAAGCTGATGACTCGTGACGAACGCCATGACCACTCAACCGTTGGCCCAGTACATCGAGTACTGGCCAATTGACAAACTGGTTTTCTACGCCCGCAACCCACGCAAGAACGACTCTGCCGTGGATCGCATGTGCAGCAGCATCCGGCAGTTCGGATTCAAGGTTCCCGTCTTAGCCCGCAGCGACGGCGAAGTCGTCGACGGTCATCTGCGCTTGAAGGCCGCGCGCAAGCTGGGCATCACCGAAGTTCCCGTGATTTTGTGTGACGAGTGGTCGCCAGCGCAAGTGAAGGCTTTCCGGCTCATGGTCAATCGATCCGTAACTTGGGCCGATTGGGACGAGACTCTGCTCGGCCTGGAACTCCAGGAGCTGAAGGAGACCGACTTCGATCTCAGCCTCACGGGTTTTGATCCCGGCGAAATCGATAGTCTCCTGGCGCTCGAAGACGAAGAGAGAGCCAACGCAACTCCGCCCCTACCTGAGTCGCCCGTATCCCGCCCGGGTGACCTCTGGCTGCTGGGGCCGCACCGGGTGCTCTGCGGAGACGCGACCAGCCCGGAAGCTATCGCCCGGCTGCTCGCCGAGCGTAAGCTGCGGTTGATGGTCACTGATCCGCCTTATGGAATTGAACTGGATTCGGAGTGGCGCGATCGCGCTGGACTGAATGGCTCCGGGGCGGCCGAACCGAGCTACGTGAAGAAGCGCACCGCGGGTCACACCGAGACCTCGATTTCCGGCGACACGCGCGCGGACTGGTCCGATGCCTTCGCGCTTGTCCCTAGTCTCGAGGTGGCCTACGTCTGGCATGCATCGAAATTCACGCGCGAGGTGTTGGACGGCTTGCTGCGCATCGGTTTCCTGCACCACCAGCAGATTATTTGGAATAAAGGCCGAACCGTCCTGACACGAACGCACTACTGGTTTCAGCATGAACCCTGCTGGTATGTCAGGAAAAAGAACGCACCCTGGTTAGGCAAAGCCGGCGAGAACTCGACGATCTGGAATTCGCCCTCCCCGAAGTTCATTATGGGCGGCTCCGATGAGGAGAAGTACGACCATCCCACGCAGAAACCAGTTGATCTGATGCGGCGCCCGATCTTGAACCACCTCCGGCGTGGCGAACTAGTGTATGACCCGTTCCTGGGCAGTGGCACCACTCTCGCCGCTGCGGAACTGACCGAGCGCGTGTGCTACGGACTGGAGTTAGATCCCAAGTACGCTGACGTTGTCGTCGAGCGCTGGCAGAACCTCACGGGCAAGCTGGCTACCTTGGATGGGCCCCACGGCGAGACCTTTGAGCAGGTGAAATGCGGAAGGCGTCTAGGGACCCAGGACGCACCGAAGGAAGGGGCGCGCGGCGATGGCCGGTAAACTCGATCCTTTCGGCAAAATTCGGCACCCTAAAAAGAGAGCGTTTCTGGCGGCTATGGCGAACACGGCTAGCGTGTCGCGTGCGGCGGAAATAGCGCGCATGGACCGCGACAATCACTACCTTTGGCTGAAAAAGGATCCGGATTATGCCGCGGCGTTCGAGATCGCACAGATGCGAGGGTTGGATGTGTTGGAGGCCGAAGCGGTGCGCCGGGCACACGAAGGAGTTACTAAGCCGATATTCCACGGTGGGAAGCGGGCCATCGACGTCGTACAGAATCCAGACGGCAGCATTAAGCGGGACGAAACAGGAAAGCCCATCGGTATCCCGGCCGCGGTGCGGGAATTCAGCGACACGCTACTGATATTCCTACTTAAGTGCCGGAATCCTAAGGTCTTCGGCGACCGGCTAAAGCAGGAGCACAGCGGGTCTGAGGGCAAGCCTATTCCGGTCATCATCATGCCGAGCGCGGAAGAGTGATTTCATTCGATTACACTCCACCGAGACATCGCCGCGTCCGGCCGTGGGTTTTGATGGCGCCATAAAAAGCATGAAACACCTCACGGGCGAGCTGGCCTGTCTCGAAACCGGCGAGACGTTTGACTCTGTCGCGAGCGGTCGCAGGATGGCGGCATGAAGGCGAACGGCAGACCGCGCGCCAAGCTGGATCCGGTCGAGGTCGAGAAGCTTGCCCGCATAGGCGCGACTCAGCGGGAAATCGCCGCATGGTTCCGGATATCGAAGGCAACGGTTGAGCGTCATCTCCGCAACCCCAGGCTGCGCGAAATGTTCGAACGTGGGAACGCCGCGTTCGACCTGAGCATTCGCAGGAAGCAGGCCGAGCTCGCGATGGAGGGCAACGTCACGATGCTGATCTGGCTCGGCAAGCAACGCCTCGGCCAACGCGATCGTCTCGACACGGAGCACAGCGGGCCTGAGGGCAAGCCCATTCCGGTGATCGTGCTCCCGGCGCTTCAGGGACCGACAGACGAACAGATCATGGCCGTGCCGGAAGGGAGGGCGAAAACGCGATAATGGACGCCTCGAAAGATAATCCAATGCGCCGTGACGGGTGGCGAGGGGATTTGATTCGCCTGCGTTCCTCAATGTAGAAGGGCTAATGCCGGGCCCTCTTCGATTGGTCAGCAGAATTGCGCATCCTCCAAAACGAGCAACGCCGCCAGGCAGGTACCCGGCGGCGCGAAGGGGACAGAACGGGGCAGATTCAGGCTTTGACTGAATAGCTGCGCTGCCCGTCCTCGCTTTTGGCCGAAGTGACGGCCAAGCCCATTTTCTTGGCGACCGTACCCGATAGGAAGCCCCGCACGGAATGCGGCTGCCAGCCCGTCGCTTTCATCAGTTCCTTCAGAGTGGCGCCGCCCGCCTGCTTCAGCAGGTCCAGGACCTTTTCCGTCTTGCTCCCTTGGCGAGCACCGGTGGCCTTTTCTGGAACCTTGGCGCGCTTGGCGCTTTTTGCGCCCTTCTTCGCCGGGGTGGTCTTCTTAGCCGACTTGCCCTTGGACGGCGCAACACGGGGCTTCCGTGGCGCGGTGGTGGCCTTGGTGGTGGCTTTCGGCTCCTGGGCAGTTTCGGTGGCGGCCGGGCCGGTCTGTTCTTCGGTAGTGAGCATCGTCATCGTGAATTCTCCTTTCGCGGTGATTACCGCGTTCACGACATCCATCACTCCGGTGAGCTGGAGAAGCAAGCGAATTCTGCTGACGATCGGCAAAGGCGATGGAATGGCGATGGGGCCGAGACCGCGCTGCACCAGATGCTAGGACACGGCACGAAATTCGGAGCAAGAAGGAAGTGGCGATCGCTTTACTGCTTTGTCAAGCGCAATATCTAAGAGGCTGCGCGGGTGATCGGAGGAGTTCGGCACTAGCGCTCGTGCGGGCGGCCGAAGTGAACATGGCTCCGCTTAGTCACGGAGACCTCGAACGTTAACATGAAGGGTTCTCTTGTAAACGAGACAGGTACTCCCTCGAACTGGACGATGGAACCGAGCATAAGCGGCCCGTTGAGATGCGTGTCCCTCCATTCGGAATCCTTAAATCGCAGGGTCACTTCCGGTGTTTTGGCGTCCGAAATTGCAACGATCAAGACGGAGGGTTGTGCAACTGGTTCAGAGGACACCAGAGTACCCGTGAACAAGACGACACCGCCTGCGCCAGCAGGAACCATCGCACCTTTGAGATTGTCCTCGAAGTAATCCTGCCCGTCCGCGGCAGTTAGTTGGGTTTTGATTATCGTCCAAAGCTCTCGAGATTGAGAGGCAGCGGTTTTTCCAGTCTGACCGAATGTTGGTGGCGCCGCCAACAGGCCCAACATAAGCGCCGCTGCGCCGATTGTCGACATCGCCATTTGGCCACCGTTGTTTATGACTAAAGGCCAATCCTACCACGCCCGGGCCGCCAGTCTCGTCTTTGAGTTCAGCCTGCGTAGGCGCGAACGTGCCGCACCGTGGGGCCTTTTTGGGCGCTTCCGGCTTCTCAACAGGGCCGTGCCTGGGCCGATTCTTGATTTTCAGCGATCAATGTCGTTATTTCGTATTCTCCTTTGGCGGTTGATTACCGCGGTCACGACATCCACCACTCCGGTGCGCCGGAGAAGGAAGCGAATTCTGCAGAAATTGGAACGGGCGATGGAAAGGCGATGACGCTGGAGCACTGAAGCGTAATAGGAATAGTGTCCGTTAATGCGAAATAACGGTCCGTATTCTTCAATGACCCAGATCCCCTGGCCAGCGGCAGTAGCGACAAACCGTCAACATGGTTCGTAAACGCCACGCCGTCAGTCAGGATTTTGACCTGGTTCGCGCCTTTGGTCGAGAGCTATCGCAGCGGCGTCGCCTTGGTCGCGGCAAATCGAAGTCGAACATAGTCAGCAACCCAAGTTCCTGTGCTCTCGCGTAGCTGTGGTTCCAGCACCGCTCGGACCTCTTTCAGATATTCTGCCCGTGCCGGCGCCGCCAAGCCGTTAAGGAAGCTATGCGCAAACGTTTCAAGCCAGGAGACAATGTCGCCAGGCAGCGGCGTCGGTCGCGGAATGAGTGCAATGCTATCGACGCGAAATCCCGATCGCTCCAGCCGCGTTGCGTAGTCGCCCGGAGTCGGAAAATACCACGGTACGTGAGCTTCCCCGTCCATACCCCGCCGATCCAGCGCGTGGACAAGCGCGGTCCGGACCTTGTGTACGCAGCCATAGCCTCCACATTCGGCAACGAAGCGGCCCTCAGGTCTGAGAGAGCGGTGCACGGCCCCGATCATCCGGTCGGCTCGCTTGATCCAGTGCAGGACAGCGTTGCTGAACACAGCATCGAACTCTTCTCGGAACGGCAAAGCTTCGGCGTCAATGACGTGCGCATCTAGGCCAAGTTTCCTAGCCGCCTCAACCTGCGGAGCGCTCGAATCGACGGCAACAACTTCACAGCCGAGATCGACCAGTTTTTTCGTGAGTGCGCCGTCTCC